TTCCTCGATGTGACTATCGAAATTTAGTGACCGGATAGCAGGGTATTGAGCTTCTACTCCACGTCCATCACGATACCATATCTTTCTTGGGTAGAAGGAATTGGAATCTGTACCCTTGGTGAGAAGCGACCAATTAACCTCAATCTGTGGTCCAGCCACACATGCTCCGTTATCCAAAACCATTCGGGCAGCCGCAGCAATAGCAAGTTGCGAGTGACGCATGACTCTGATGAGTCCTTCACCGAATAAACTTGTTTCGTCTTTTTCATAATAGAACACCTTGTATTTGTCTAAAGCGCCATCAAACAGAACTGCTTTGATTGGCTGGTTCCCCAAAATCCAAACATTACACGCATACTCAAGAGTTGCGTCAGGGATATTCACTCCACAGGCTTCGAGGTCACTTCCATCAACATATCCCCAATACTCAAGGGCTTGATATTTTTTCCCCGTCTGCCGATTGGAAGTCCGGCTTGCCGTATTAAAAACAGACGCGGTTTCCGTTGTTCCGGAATTGGCAACATACTGACCTTGCCGTCCGGCGCCGGCCTGAACTTCTATCGTCTGTAAATCAACTTCCCAATTCTTCGGCGTATAATCTCCACTCGGATGGTCTTCAAGATACCTTGTGATTATATCCGAGTAATAATCTTCCCTGTCGAGTAACTGCCTTAAATCGTGCTTCGTCATTAAGTGTCTTTGGAAAGACCCCTCCATCATTTCCAAATCAGTTACCGACATGTCGGGATACCAATCCCATACTCTTACATTCTCGAAGTAGGGGATTTCTTCTAATTTCTGTGCTTCCTTAAAAGAGCCATTCATGTCCGGTTCCCAAATATGTTTACTGCGGGAATTAATCATCGGACCTTTCATAATGCCCATTCCATACATCAACCCTGACCGTAGAACTTTCTTAGTTTCCTCGGGGTAGTCCATTTCAATAAGCTGGTCATCAATGACTTTGCTCATGGACATACAGGCTTCGTCTGCGTATTTCTTGATTGCTAAACGGACATCTTGTGGAGTGGGCATTTGCGGTTGAACCATGCCCTGTTGTTCCTCTGGTTCTTCCTGTTCCTCCATTGTCTCTTGCATTAACTGCATTACAATCTGTTGGACAACTTGCGGGGAAACTTTCGGGTCGGGAGTCGGAATGATTTCAAAGTTCTTATCCGTTTCCGGAAATAACATTTCATGCAATCTCGAGAGAACGATGTTTACTTTCGACCGACTTATCTTCGGATAAACTTTTGAGGCATCTGCCGCCAGTACAACATCGGGGTCGTATATCCCCTTGTAAGCCCTCAAATCTTCCAGCCATTGTAATTCCTTCGGCCTTCGATAAGATTCATTGACTCCAAACTGGTTTTTAAGGCGAAATCCAAATGCGTTCATCGCTTCTGAATTTCTTTCTTTCTTTTGAAAAGTCTCTTCTATTTTATCCATGTGTTCCTCCTAATAACCAGCAGTGTTAATTGCAGGCTGATACTCTCGTTTTTTTATTTGGCTGCTAAACTCCTTCCACCTTTGGTCGTTCGATTCCTTCTCAGCAATATACATACACAAATACTGAAGAGCATCCGCAATATGCGATGAGAAGTTTTTCGCCGGCATAGGTTTAAATTCCTCACCAAGCGACTTCGGGTCTTTTTCATAATGGTAACCTCCATTGAAAGCCTTCCGTATAAAATGGCAATTCGGACTCAAAACAAATCCGGGCTCACCGGCATACATTTTATTCAGGAAGGATTCTACCGCACTTATCCGCGCAATGATAGCATTAGTTGGTGCGGGAACAATCTCTCTTAAACCTACTTCTCCTCCCTGCAATATATCAAAGCAAGTGGATTCATCCGTTGGAGAACGCGATGTTCCGGACGGGTCACCAAACCCCATGACCTTCAAGCCAAAATATTTTCGTCGTAGCAGAGGGAGAAGCTGGTTTTCACAAAACTGTCTCAATCCCATTCCGTCGCTGACGAGTTCGTCCAGAACACGAAGTTGACCCAGTGGTGTGATTTGAGCAATTAGACAAGCCGGCTGCAGACCAAAGTCGAACCCGACAATTACATCGAGTCCTTTCTCCGGTTCTAATATTTTTCTTGACACATGGATTGCATCAACAAACGACTGATAGACCGGTTTACCCGAAATGAGAAAGCCATACTGCCCATCGACATATATTCTTTTGTACATCTCGTCTTTACCTTTGACGAGGTTCTGATAGTAATTCTTTGGAAGATGTTTTGTATTTTCTGCATGAACTGAAAGGCCGGAAGGTTGCTTGAATATTTCCCAATTGTCCGGCCGGACTCTCTCGAACATTTTATAGAGGTATGAATCTTCGTCGGGGGGATTGGTGTCCATTATCATTCCATACCACGAAGCTCCTCCATCACGTCCAGAAGGATAGCGCCCGATTCTTCCGTCCATCGCTTCAATAATTGTTTTCGGAATTTCACGGACCTCATTGAACCACGCGCCGGTGAGTTCAAGAGAAAGTAGGTTAGATACTTGGTCTGGTCGGTCAAGAGCACGGAATAGAATTTCAAGATGGACTCCCGGCATTTTGGTGATGATGTACATGTGGTCGGTGACTCTATATTCTCCAAACAGTTTTGGCGGGAACCAATCGTGGAAAGTTTTAATCGTGGTGTCTTTGAGCTGTCCATATGAATTTCGTACCACCGCCCATCTGCTTCGACGAATACCGTCTGGACTCGGTCTTTGCTCATGCGCCCTCCTTATGATTTCAATAACACACGCGCTACTCTTGCCCGAATTACCTGTGATAAATATTTTCCCATTTCTCCGTGCCACAAAGAAACCGGTTTCTGTTTTAAAACAATACTTAAAACCATCTCCGTGATCCACATAGGAAACCGCATCGGGTGACTTATAGAGTCTATTCGGTTTATTTTCCGGATTTATATTGAGGCGATATAATGGTTTCCTAATTCCATCGTTTCTATTTCTCTTTGTTATATTGACAGCAATGCCCCGGCTGGCGTAACAATATTGGATAAAGTCAGCTGACGCTTTTTCGGTTGTTGAATACTGAAAAGTTTCTCCATTGGAATAATGGAAATCCCAATGACGGAGCTCGTTTAATATTATCCTGATTTGGTCAGCACTTGCTTCCCAAAATCTCCCATCAAATTTTTTTATTTTAACTGGTGCTTGGAAATAATAATAAGCTTTCCCATTTTCATATTCTGTTTTTTTAAATTCATATTTATTACTATTTAATAGATATTCAAACCTTTGTTTCTTCCGGTCTTTGGTAAACCCAACACAACACATATTAGTGTTATACGTTTCGCCCTCATTTTTCATGTGTTTGTGGAACGAACCTTCTGCAATGACTGCTACTTGCAAACGAAGTTCTGCTTCGCTCCATTTGAGACCGTCTCGATTTATTATAAATGTATTGGGGATTTCTTCTGTCACTGGTTTTACCCAATGTTCATTTGCTACTTCCTCTGCTAATTTCACTACTTGTCCACCATCGGCTTGTGTCAATAACATCCTGTGTTCAGACGATGCCAGTATGTCTATGCCAATACCTCGGAAGTGAAAAAATTTGTCACAAGGGGCAGAGACAAACTCCAGCGGCATAACAAATTCTGCTTCTCCCGTAGCGCTTGAATATTGTGCAATCATATCCCCCGAGTAATCAGAAATAAATTTCCACCCCCCGGGAGTAAGAAATTCCGTATCGTGTGACAAGGGGCCGAACGGCCCCATGACATTCCTTACTCTCATATTGCTCAAAGCAAACTTCTTCAGAGTGGGGACATCCGTGTAATCATACAATACCTGAAAACGCTTATCTTCTGGCATTTAACTCCTTGCTATACCGGCATTTGCCCAAAATACTGCTTCTTCAAGTTTGGTAAAGGCCAGCGATTTTTCTCTGCTGTCGGGAACTTCTATCTGGATAATATGGGCAATCTCCTTTGCCTTCTCTCTGATGAGAAAATAAAGCTCCGGCTGCCCCTCTTTCGGGGGATGATATTTAAAATTATGGTCTATTTCTTCCTTAGTCATAACGCTCCTTTTTAGTTGTATCCCGCCCGTGGGCACTTGTCATTTACTTGAACGATTTAAGCTACTTCCAAAAAACACTATTTACGTCACAATCAGCCAATCGTCAGCCAATAAATCGGTCTGAGAAGCCAACCATGGAACCCTACTTCCGTTCGGATAAGCAACATGCCCCTCGGGATATTCAATATAAATATACGGGTGAGTCATCTTGCTATTGGCATCCGGCCTCTGAAGTAAAAGCCACATTCCTTTACCATTCCAACCACTTCGCGCTACCTTCACGCCCTCTTTCAACGCATCTAAAGCATAACCAAAATCCATAATACCCTCCTTTTTTTGGGGCCGGAGGAAGGAATCGAACCCTCGACATTCTGCTTACAAGGCAGACGCTCTTCCAACTGAGCTACACCGGCTTACTCCGCCATCTTACATGATTCATAATGGACAAGATTTGTCCTTGCCCCTACCCACGTCGCCAACTGATTTATATCATAGCCCCTATTCTTCAGGCGCTCATTGATATGAAATTCCCCAACAAAATTATCCACTTTATTCAACTTCGTGCAGTTATATAGAGCTTCGTATTCCCCTCCCTCTATATCAACCTTCATCAAAGACACTTTATCTATTTTATATCTATCCATGATTTCATCGATGGAACTTAAACAGACAGGCACGATTTCATGTTCCACAGGGTCAAAGGTATCCACCAGCGAAGAGCCTCCGGAATAGGTCTTGTGGACATTCATAAATCCATCGCATTTCCCAACACCTACGCATACCGGCTCTATATTAATTACTCCGTTCAATCCAATATTCCTGACCATTTGATAGAAGGTTCTCGGGACAGGCTCGAGTGAAACAACCCGCGCGTTGGGAAACATCTTTGCCATCAAAATACTGAACATTCCCTCATTGGCGCCTATATCGAGAATAACATCACCGTTGCCGGCCGCAAAGCCTCTCTCGAACAACTTGTAGTTATCATGGAATATTTCATTAACCAGTAAAGGCGCTGTTGGCGTTTTGCCGAAGAAAAACTCT